TTAACTACAGCTCAGATACGGAACACTCAATTCTCTGCATGAATGCATCATTGAGGATTACGGTTGTACTGTAGCTCTTCCATGAGACATGGCCACGCTGTGCCAGAGGATCTGAATCGCTAGGCTTAGGGTTCACCACCGCTGGAGTAACGCCGGACTTGCCCTTCAAAGGAACCAGTCCGTAGGCATCACGGGCAATGATAATCACCGGATAGACATCTGCCTTGGTGCCAGAGGTCGATACCATCGATCCTGCGGTACCGCCTGCATCAGACCACGGGGTCAGGACTGTAGAGGTGACAAAACGGACACTCTCTACCTTTCCAATCTCGGACTCGAATGGGGTCATAGTGCCGTAGTTCTCGGCAGAGACGAAACCCGGTAGACCACGAAGATCAGCCTCCAGATCCGGATGACAGATCGCCACAAATGCTGGTGCGATCGCCTGGGTTCCATAGGATGGGGTCGACTTCACTACACTGGTAATCACCCGGGCATTCTGGTTCTTGAGAGAACGGGTTGCCCTGCGGATCGCATTCAAGGTGATTGCAGAGTTAACTGCGTTACGGGCTGCGCCATTGGAGTAGGAGACATTGGTCCCCGCCTTGATCACATTGAATCGTAGCGTCTCCAGAGTGTTGGCTGCCTGCTCCCCCATAATGGAGACAGTCTCTTTAAGCACTGGGTCCTCATGGGTGTCCTGAATCACATCGGTGATGGTCACCAGATCACCATACTGATCAATCGTTGCCGAAACATCGGTACTTGTGAGCTGCTTGGCTGTTGGGGTTACACCCTCGGTCAATGGTGTTGTTGCATTGGCCAGTGAGTTATAACGACGAAACTTGATGGTCTTAGAAGACTTTCTCGGCAACGGTTTTGCCTGTCCAAACTTCTCGATTACAAGATGGGGTGTTGCTCGCTCAAGCAACTCGGTTGCCGCATACGCAGCGGTACGTGGTGATATATCACCATAGTTGGTATTAGCCATTGGGTATTCTCCTTAATCAGACTATCTACTTACACGCTCTTTTTGACGCACAAAGTGGTCAAAGGCTGAATCAAAATCATCTGGCATTCCTCCAGTGGCTCCTGGTGTGGGGCGACTCTTGATTCCTTGTGACTCTTTCAGCTTCTTCTCACGTTGCGCCTGAATCTCAGCCACTTTCGGGTCTGCTGCTGCAAGCTCCCTATTAGGCTGAGGCTTGGAGTGCTCGTATGTATCCAGCAAGAAGGAGGCATCTCTGGCGTCCTCGGATTCCATGAACTTCTGCACTGCCGTGGGTTGGGCAGAGAGCCATTGGGTAAACGGCTCACTTCTCACAATCTCCTGCCAATCAGGATAAGCGGCATCTAGTGCGGCTACCTGTGACTGAAGAAATCTCTCTCGCTCGGCATTTTGTAGTGGCTGGACAACTTGCCCAATCTGCCCCTCCACTGTATGACTCACGGATTGCTCCATCGTCGTCATCCGGGCGTTGATTGCCTTGGCAATCTCCGGGTACTCCTCCTCAAAATTACTCCACTGCTCCGGCGTTACATCCGTATTCGCGGGAGGTGGTTCAGTAGGTTTTGGGGGAGCCACCAACTGCTGCTCAAGGCTGTTAATCTTCTGTTGGAGCGCGGATACACGCCCCTCATTACTTCTTTTGTACTGCAAGAGCGAGTCTCGCTCCTGCTGAATCTTATCGGGATCTATCTCGGAGATTGACTCAGAAACTGGTTCAGACTCTTTCGTATCTTCAGAATGCTCGCCTGCACCCTCTTCGTTATCTGGTTCAGGTAGTAGATCAGGGGATTCATTACCATCCGCGCTTTCTGAAGAACTCTCTCCAGCCTCAACAGGATCATCAGTCTCATTCGTAATCTCATCAAACACTGCATCAAACTCGTCATCAGGGGACTCCTGGTTAATACTCTCTTCGCTCATTTCCAGTTCTCCGGGGCTAGTATTCAACCGACTCAACCTCAGGGCTTACTGCCGTAAGGTCGATCAGCTTTCTCAGCGCCGCTATCTTGCCCCGCATGAATTCACTCTCGATTGAATCTGTCTGGGGGATCTCCAGATCCAACTGTGTGTTTGTGATCTCTTCCTCTGCCCACTGAATGACAAAGCGCCATGTAGGGGAATGTTTGTCGATCTCCACTAGATACCCTGTCCTGTTGCCAGTTTAAGTTGGGCCTCTTTATTGAAGAGATCATGCTTGGTGCCAGCCCGCATCTGCTCCAGTCCCAGCTTGGCTTGTAGCTCTGTCACCTTCATGTCTCGGTCTGCTGCCATACCTGCCAGTGCAAGCTCACGATCCGACTGGATCTTCATCAACTCGATCTGGTTCTTCTCCTGAGCTACCTGCGCCTTCAACTGCTCAATCTGCGCCTGCATCTGAAGCTTCTCTTGCTCTGGGCTAACCTGTGGCTGTTCCTGAGCCGACTGCTGTTGCTGTGCCACCTCTTCATCAGAAGCCACTAACGCCACGGCATCCAACTGCATACTCTGTACGGTTTTACGTACCAGTTCTGGGATCTTGATAATCCCAGCATACTGCGGGGCAATGCTCATCAACTGGATCAGGTTCTGCGCCTGTGTCTCTTTAGCCAGCAACGCACTCGATCCACGGGCATCTACGAAGTAATCACCCTTAATCTCCGGCTTCTCGTTGTTCTGCATATTCCAGTCATACAACCGAGTCAGGAAAGTGCGTGTGACATCATCATCAAAGTTCTTTACTGAACGTCTAGTCACTACGTTTGCGGAGTTCATCAGTAGACTCATCCCTGTAGCTGTTCTGGTGTACTGCCCCTGCTCACCCTGAGCAATTACAGGTAAGTTAGTCTCCTCATCAGCCAGTGATTTGGCCGTCTGCAGGATCGCCTGTAGCTCTCCCAAGTGGCTGTTGATCTCAAAACTGCCGAAGGCCTCATGGACACTTCGATTACGGTCAGTCATCTGCCACACCTTCTTCGGTGCCAGATTCCAGTCCCCATCAGCGGGTTTGATCACATGAGGGTTGACTACAATCTGTGGCCCCACTGAGAGACCAGCGTTATCCAGTGACATTCGCCATGCGCCATTGATCGCTCTCTGGGCATTACGCATCAGGTAAGGGATACCAAACCCGAAGATCGAGCTGTCATCCTTCTCCCAACTGTAGACACTGTAGGGCCGTGCCTCACTCTCCATTGGATTGATTGCAGCCTTGATCACTCGGCCATCGACGAACCAAACGATCCCCTCCCCCTCATCGAGTGCATCCTCGGAGCATTCACATCCTGCTGCACGCAAATCCTCTTTGTTGATCGGGCCGTGGTACTCCCAGACCTCATACCTTCCCTCTCGTCTGGCAGAGACCCCATTAATGGAGCGCAGATCGTTAATATGGGAGGCGGTGTTTTGGTAGAGGGGCTCCTCCTGTTCAATCACCTCACGGATCTGATCAACCAGAAACCCCTCTCGCTTGACTAGTGCCCGGAGATCTTTCTTCCCCATCAGATGACGTTGGAAGATAAATTCTGCATCCTCAAGTGCTGCCCCACTCATATCTGGGAAGAAGTTCCAGGGATCTACCCTCTCCACTGAGGGACGTATGTCTTCACGCACCTCGATTACATGGATCTGGTTTCCGGCCCCATCATCCATCGGTCGCCAAGAGCGCTTGGTTATACCTACAACTACAGGCCCCTTGAGAATTCCCGTACCGAGACGCACCGCATCCTTGATCACTTCTCGGCACTTGATGTTGTAACGTGCCTCAGTAAGCTGGTCATCCATCTCGTCCTGCATCGCCCGGGAACGCTCTTTGGCCACCTCCAGAATCCCACTGGCCATGTCCCGGTTCTGTACCGGCGCCCCCTCTGGGGTAAAGACGGGAGCACCATCCGGGGTGGTTGCCTGCTTCTGATCATTGAGTGACTCAGCCAGCTCCGGTACCGGGGTTGGGAGGATCTCCCAGTTACGGTCATCGGTTGGGAACAACATATCCGAGAGCCGTGCCTCGGCACTGTTGCACTTGGACCGGGTGATATTGACGTAGGCCTGTGACCCCTTCGCTGCCTGTATCGAGGACAGCGTGGCAGAGTCATACTTGCCGGAGAACTGACGGATATCCTCCAGCCAACGGTTC